GATGCAACATGTAATGGAAGCATTACACAGACTAGAAGATAAACTAGATAGAGTATTAAGTAGAGAGAACAGATGATATCATTTCAAGGATTTAAACCGTCAGGCATGGAAAAGATAGCAAATGCTATGGGGTTTCAAGGAAACATAAAAGACTTTCAGAAGTTTTTAGACGAGAACCCAGACCGTCAAGCTGAGATGATGCGTTATCAAGACATAGCTCGTGAGATGGCAAAAGGTGGTGTGGTAAGAATGCAAGAGGGTGGTGCTACTGCTTTAGAAGGTCAAATGCCACCCGGACCTATTCCAGACGAATTAAAAAAAGCTTTTGATATAGATAAAGATAAAAAACCTGATGACACAACAGGAGTGAGTCCCTCTGCTCCTATAGCAGATATTACAGCCGAAAGAATGCAAGCTCCTGAACTACCTACAGGTGGTAAGATTGAAACTGAACTTACTCGTGACGAAGCAGGTGCATATATACCAACAACAACTGGACAGCTTACTGGTGACAGAAAAGCAGATACTTTTTTTGCACAAACTGAAAAAGCAGATGACCCAGATGTAAAAACTGCAGCAACCGTCACAACCGAAGATGTAAAACCAGAGGTTGATGAAGTTGTAAATGCACTAAATGCAGCTCAAGCAAATCCCGATGACCCTAGACTAGAAATAACAGCACAAGAACAAACTAAATCATCTGTGTCTGACTTAAATGCAGCACAGGGTAGTGGTATACTTATTGACAATCCTGTGCAAAGAGAAATAAAAGAAGGTGAGCTAATAAGTGGTGTAGCTGACGCGGAAAAAGCTGCTAAATTTACAGAACAAGTTGATGCTGCCACTGCCACACCTTCAGAGAAAGCAACAGTACAAGGACAACTAGCAAGTCTCACAGAGGGTTTTGATGCTACTAACCCACCTGCATGGGCTGCAGGAGCATTGAGAGGTGTACAAGCCATAATGCAACAACGTGGTTTGGGTGCATCTAGTATTGCAGGACAGGCATTAATACAGGCAGCCTTAGAGTCTGCACTGCCTATAGCACAAGCTGATGCAAATACACAGGCATCTTTTGAAGCACAGAACTTATCTAATAGACAGCAACGTGCAATGCTTGCTGCTGAACAACGTGCCAAGTTTATGGGGCAGGAATTTGACCAAGCATTTCAAGCAAGAGTGCAAAATGCTGCTAAGATTAGTGACATAGCTAACATGAACTTTACACATGAAACACAAGTTCAATTAGAAAACAGTCGTATTGCTAACACTATGGAACTTACCAATCTAAGTAATAGACAGGCGATGGTGATGGCAGAAGCAGGTGCATTAGCAAATCTAGATATGGCAAACTTATCAAATAGACAACAGGCTGCGGTGCAGAATGCACAGAACTTTTTACAAGTGGATATGGCTAATCTGTCCAATAGACAGCAGACAGATATGTTTAAAGCACAACAAAGGGTACAGGCTTTGTTTACAGACCAAGCTGCCACAAATGCAGCCAATCAGTTTAATGCATCTAGTCAAAATCAGGTTGACCAGTTTTTTGCTAATCTTCAAACACAAGTGTCACAGTTTAACGCTACACAGGCTAATGCACAGAACCAGTTTAATGCAGGACAAGCAAACACCATAGGTAGATTTAACACTGAGTTGGCTAATCAGCGTGACCAGTTTAATGCACAGAATCAAACTGTTATCGCACAAGCAAATGCACAGTGGCGAAGACAAATAGCTACCGCAGATACTGCAGCCATAAATCGTACTAATGAAATTAATGCTACAAATATTCTTGACATAAGCAAGACAGCATACGATAATTTGTGGCAGTATTATTCTGATGCTATGGAATATGCATGGGAAGCTGCAGATAGTGAATTAGATAGACAAATGAATATAGCTGTAGCTAGAATTGCAGCTGACTCTACTATAACAGCTGCAGAATTAAAAAGAGATGCATCTAATAGTGAAGCCATAGGTGGCTTTGCTTATAAAATATTTTCAAATTATCTTGGGAGTTAATAATGAGTCAAGTAGGATTAATTAATCAGGCTATACGTAATGCATACGAACAGTTGGAAACAATGCCTGAACCAAAACCTGTAAGCACAGGACTGTTATCTAGGTCTGATAAAAAAGAACCTAAGACACAAATGAATGACGCAGTTAGATTGTTAAAAATGGTTAAGGAAAAAACAAATGGAAAATATAAAGCAGGATAGTCCTGAAGTAAGTATGAATGCACCTATTCCCGGTCAGTCACTGACTGCACCTTTAGGTGATAGACCGTGGCAGAGACCTGCACGATATAGCACACCAGATGAAGCATTAGCTTTTTATATAGATAGAGTTACAAGACCAGAAAGAGCCACTGAGCTACTTGACTTATTAGATAATGGAGTTCCTGTGACTACACTTGTTGATATATTGCAACAAGGCGGTGTCATGGAAGGTATACACAGTTTAGATGTTGGTATGGTAATAGCACCTGCACTCACAGAAGTTTTATCAAATATGGCTGAAGCTGCTGAAGTTGATTATATTAAAATGCCAGAAGAAAAAGATAAAAAAGCGGCAAATAAATCAGAGGTAATCTTTGCATTAAAAGAAGAACCACAGGAATTACAGCCTGAAATTGATATAGAACCAGAACCAGAAATGGAAGAACCCAAAGGATTAATGGCAAGGAGAGAAACATAATGGCTTTAAATTTTGGAAGTTTCTTAGCAGGTGTTGCTAAACAAGGCACTGCAGATTTTGAAAAAAAAGAACAAGAAGTTTCTGCTTTAGTATCAAAGTCTTTTGATAAATGGTTAATAGAAGGTCCTGCTGCCCATAAAGCGCAACGTGCTAGAAAAAAAGAGCTAAGAAGAAAGGCTAAGATATTATCATCTTATAATTTAAGTAATGATAAGATTGGTGTTATACTTGAACAGGGCAGAGCCGATGAAGTAATTAACTATTTAGCAAAAGTTAATAGTTATACAGGCAAGGCTAGAGATGCTTATCTTAAACCTTTAGGTGGTAAGTTAGAAAATATAGTACAGTTTGCAGAGGGCTATGAAGAAACTGGTATGACTATAGACCAGATTGTAGAAAAGGTTGGTGGTAAAATATCAGGTGGCATGAACCTAAGTGATGCTTTTGCAGATATAGGGCAGAAAAAAGGAAACGTATTTGCTAATTTATTAACTCCTAACGTATCTAATATAGTAAGTAAAAGAAAGAAAATGTATGAATCAATTTATGGTAAAGGCGCAATAGAAAGTGCATTAGCAGGTGCTACAGGAACTGTAGATGCAGAGGGTATGCCTACAAATCTAAATCCATATACAGGTTTATCTACTAGTGATGTTACATTTAATATGCCTGATGTAGAGGAATCAAAGCGTATTGAAAAATTATTAGTAGAGGATAAAGATTTTAGAACTGTTAATTATGTTACACGAGGTGCATTAAACTATGCGTCAACTTTAATTGAGGGAGCAATAGCAACTCCAAATCAAGTAGGTGATATAAAATTGTTTATTCCTAAAGCGATAACAGATAAACATAATGCTATAACAACAGCTAAAATAATAGAGCAAATAGACGCAGAAGTGGCGGCACGAGCAAACCCAACAACTGGTAAACTTAGTGACCAAGACCTTATAGAAATAAAACAAAAAATAAAAGGTTATATTGACACTAATATGACTAAACAGCAGAAGACTAATCAACAAAGAATTGAAGAAATGTCAGAACCTGAAGCTAGTAATAGATACGAAGCACTAAAGAATAAAGTAAAAAAGAAATTAGTATTAGATGACCCAAGTAATCCAAACGCTATAGCATACCCTGTGTGGAGAGAGGAATTTGCTATGCTCATGGTAAAATTAGGAGAAGCACGAAATATGGAAGAAGCATTAGAAGCAGCTCATAAAGAGTTTATGAGACTTACAACAGAAAAAGAAAATGAAGACAAGGACACTGGTGCTTTAAATCCACAGTTTAAAGGTTATGGAAATATTGACCCCAAAAGTTTTGTAGGGGGATAAAATGTCATGTATAGGTCATATAACGATAAACAAGATTTAAAACGAGAAGACTTAGTTAATAGTTCTGAGTTTTATGAAGACGTAACAAAATTTTTACGTGAGCGAAATGGTGTAAATAAACAGCTATCACCAGACGAAGCATATGACGAATTTATGGAGCATATGCGTTACCACAACGTAAACGAAGTCACTGTTCTAAGAGATTTAGAATATGTGCAAAATTCCGATAGAGAAAGTAAAGCTAATTTTGGCAATTTAATTGATGCCTTTGATAAGATAGATGATGGTGTAACACTAGCAGGTATAGGTGACTATATAACAGGCACTTTTACTGCTCCTTCTACTTATATTGGATTAGCAACAGGTGGTACAGGAAAGCTTGCATCTATGGCAGGTACACAGGTTGCTAAAATAGGTTTAAGAAAACTATTAGCTGAAGCTAGAAACAGTGCTTTAAAAGCTGCAGCTGTAGAGGGTTCAATAGGTTTTGGACAAGGTTTAGGTCAAGAAGCTGTTAGAACAGATGTAGGTTTACAAGAAAGTATTACTGGGGAGAGAGCTTTAACAACAGGCGGTTTGTCTGCATTAACAGCAGGTGTCATAAACTTTCCTACAGGTATATATCAAGCTAAAAAGGCATCTCGTGCAAACGAGTTGATAGCACTTAATGAACTCAAGGCTGCTGAAAAAGCATCTAAAGCAAGCGAAAAAAGTGCTGCAACCATAATAAGAGCGAATGAAACAACAGATGGTGCAAGCAAAATAAAGCAAATTAGAGAGACACTACAGGCTCTTGACCCTGAAAAGGTTAGAAAAGGTAGAAATATAAAGAGAATGTCTAGCATGTCAGACTCTTTAGAAGCAGGTTTGCCTGTTGAAACAATAGAAAATATAACTGCAGCAGCATTACGTATACAAGATAAAGATGTTTTAAATATACAACCTAATGAAAGAATTACCAGTGCGTTAGCTAGAGCTTTATCTGATGGCAAGTTTGAAAAGTTAGATGCTGTAGAAAGAATATTAGAAGAACATAATTTAAATTTTGAAACTTTTTCATATGTTTATTTGGCAGAGATATCAGATGCAGGTAGAAAACTACAACAGCAAGCTCAAGTTTCTAAAGCTTTTAAAACAAAAAAAATAGGTGCAGACCCACAACCAGAAGAGCTTATAACTTATCAGATGAAACAAAGTGAGGTGGACAGTTTATTAGCTAATGTAGACCAACTTAGTGTTGCAGGAAAGTCGGCAGTAGACGGTGATGCTGCTAAAGTTTTAACTAAAAATAAGGAAGCAACAAGAACTTTCTTTCAAGATTTAGATAGACTAAGACTTGGTGTTATGACATCACAACCTGCCACCACAATGCGTAACAATTTAAACGGTGGATTTAGAGTTGCAGTAGATGCAACAACTAGAGTATTTGATAACTTACTCAGTTTAAGAAATCCCTTTGATGGCACATTTGATGTAGCCAAGCATGTGCTTAGTCCATACGAAGCTATGGCTGTACAAAAAATATTCAAAGAAACATTTCCTGAAGAAGCATCTAAATTATTTAGACAAGCTGCAGACTTAGAAGCCACGTATGGTAAAGAGGGGGCTTTGGCTGTTTTAGGTAGAAAAGTCAATGTTCTAAACACCATGTCTGATAACATATGGAAACGTGCAGTTTTATCAGCATCTTTAAGCAGACGTATATCAGATAAAAATATCAAGATGACTGATGAATTTAGAGATGAGTTGCTAATGAATAAACTAACTCTAATAGGCGGTAGAAGCTCTGCTACAGATACAGTAGAAAAAGCTAGAGAAGGTGGAGCAGAAGCATATGAAGCACTATTAAAAGAGTTTGGTTTAGGAAAAACACAAAGAACAAAGTTAAACTTTCACGACCTGCTTGAACTTAACAAGCTTGGAGATATAGATGACAGCATAATTAAAAATTCTATAGAAGATGCATATGAATTTGTATATCAAACAAGTTTTAAAGGCGAAAACTTTTTTGGTAAATTAGCAAAAGGCACAATAAAAGCACATCAAGATATGCCATTTGTTGTATCTGGTTTTATGCCATTTCCTAGATTCGTTGCTAATCAAATTAAATTTATATATCAGCATACACCTTTACTGGGATTACTTCCGTTAGATAAGCCTATTAAAGGTATGTCCACAAAGCAATATATTAGAGAAAAGCTACCTAAACAAATGACAGGTGCTATGATGTTTATGGTTGCGTATAACTGGAGACTGAAGCAAGGTGAAACAACAAACTGGTACGAGTTTAAAGACAATAATAATAATATAGTAGATGGTAGACCTGTGTACGGTCCTTTTTCATCATTTGTTTTAGCAGCAGATATAATACAAAGATATCAAAATGGCTCAATGCCGGCAACAATTAGCCCATATATTAGAGATGCACTACAAGCTACATTAGGTTCTACATTTAGAGCAGGAATGGGTTTATATTCTCTTGATAAATTATATACAGATTTAGAGGGTGGCGAGTTTGAAAAAGCAGCAGGAGAAGCTATAGCTAATATAATTAATACATTTACATTACCTGCGTCTGCTCTTAGAGATGTTTATGCACAATTTGATGAAGATGTTCGTGGTATTCCTGAAACAAGAAATGGTGAATATAATTTTTTAGATGTGCTGTGGTCAAGAGCTACACGCTCTCTGCCTAAAAACTTTGCAGGTGAATTTGGTGACATATCATTACAAGATGCTACAAGGGCAAGGTCTCCTTTTGAGACAGGAGAACTGACGCAGGTGAATCCTCTAGAAAAACAAATGTTTGGTTTAACTAAACGTAAGCCAAAGAATCTTCTGTTACAAGAAATGGCTCGTGTGGGACTCAGACCGTATGACCTGTATAGAAGAGATAGAAATGAGAGGAGAGACTTGTATATTAGACAAGTGCTTTCAGAAGCCGATGGTCCTTACAATCTTAATGAAAAACTTGGTGAGCTTATACGAAGTGAACGCTATCAAAAATTAGGAAATAGCGATGAGAGTAAAGCTATAAAAAGAGATATGTTAGACTCTGCAGCTCAAATTATAGTTGAAACCGCTAGGGAATTAGCTGACCAAAGAATAGAAACAGAAGCTTTTGACACTAGAGCAAGTTATACAAGCAATGACAGAGAGAGTTGGAACAGAGTTCCTGCCATAGATAAAGCTAGAATAGATGCAGAATATCAAAGAGACTATGGTGGAGATACTGTGTCAGGTGATAGAGATAAGACAATATATATTAATGGTGAACCAATGAATGTTTTACGTTGGGGTATTGAAAGAGCAAAATCTATCAGAGGTACGAAAGGCATAGCAGACTAATGTTAATTACAAAAGAACAAATGGATTATATGCATTCTTTAGCAGATTCAGATACCGAAGATAATTTTAATAATTATCCCAAAAGATTATCTCGTGCAGAAGAAGCATTGATAAATGCCAAAAAGACACAAAGAAATGGTGAAGATATAGCACTAAGTTATCTTGAAGGATTTCCTGCACAAAAAGCTATATACGAAGATATATCTAAGAAGACTGCAGAAGAACTGCATACAGAAGCAATAAGCACCGTAAAGGGTATAGCTGATGCTACACCTGTTATTGGTGAAATAAAAGCTGCATATGAGTTGCCTAATGATTTGTCCTATGCTTTTGAGCTTGTGGAGTCAGGCTATGGAGAGGGCGATTTAAGAAAGATGGGATTGGGCGGTGCGTTTGCCATGCTATCTGCAATGGGCATTATTCCTGCTGTGCGTATTGGTGCAAAGGCAGGTAAAGAAGCTATCAAAGCTAGTATAAAAGCACCAGAAGGATTGGACATAAAGCCTGAAGCAACCACTAGCGAGTTGACTAATGCCCTACAATTACAATCAAAAATACAAGACAATGAAATTTCACATAACCAGATAGGGGAATTATTAAAAAAACATAAGCCAAGCTATACTTCTGTAGATGTAGAAGATATTTTTAGTGAATTGTCAGCAAAAAATATAAAGGTTGTTGGATATGACTTTGAGGTTGATGGAGGGGATTTGATACCACCCCCCAAAAAAGATGTCTTTGGTTTAACACCAAAAGTACAAGACGATTTAGTTAATGACCTTTTCATGTTAGGCAATGCCCAAAAAGAAATTGTCACTAACAAACAAATTCAAGATATTGTTGAAATAAAAACAGGGTTTACCCCTAATGCTCAAACAACCAATGAAATACAAACTGCATTAAACAATAAGGGCATTTCTACCATTAATAACTTTGGTGAATTTGAAAAGCTCACAGGGCAAAAAGTAAATCAGGTTGACATAGTAGATTTAGAGACATCAAAAATTACCTTTAAGAAAGAAGGAATTGAAAATTTTGACGAAATAACAAAAATTTTAAACGACCAAGACAAGGGTATGACTTCTCCTAGTGCTGTTAAAGCACTCGCAGCCAAACAAAATAATGAAGTTAGTAAACAGCAATTATTTTATATATTAGAACACTATAAAGATGCGCCTATTAATGATGAAGATTATAAAGCTACCGTGAAATATTTTCAGAATACAGAAGGGGTTAAAATAGTTGAGGATGCTTCCCCTATAACAAAGAAGGATACAATGAAAGACTTAATTGGTGGCACATTTGCTAAGATGGATGTGGATATGACACCTGACCAGAAGTTTCTTGTAGATAAGATAAGAAGTAAGAAAGCTCAGTTGCGAGGTTTTATTGACGAAAGTAATCAAAGGTTACAGGGTATGCCCTTTACTGAAAATCAAAAAGACTTAATTGATAGAATTAACACTATAGATTTTACAGGTAAAAAATTTGATATGCGAAATAGGGCTGACCAAATAGAGATAGCAAAGCTATTGCCTAAACCCATACGTAGAGCTATGATACAAGAACTGAACAGACCTGTGCCTAGAGTATTTCATGGGTCAGCAGGTGTAAGTCAACCCTATGAGGGATACAAAGGAACAGTCTATTCAGATACAACTAGAGCAGAGTTTTTAGAGCAAGAAGGATTTTCACCCTTTACAGACTTTGAAGAAGGTGTTGAAATAGGTATAGGTGGTTCAAAAGGTGCATCAGGTATGCATGCTGAGTTAGGTAAGAAGATGTTATCAACATCAAGAGACCCACTTGTATCTATAAAAAGGTCTTTTGGAGACCTCATACCTGCTAACGTAGTATCTGCTCCATTTCCTAGAGGTAAAGTTAGGGGTATGACACGAGAGGAGTACACTGCTCCTAGCACTAAATCACAATACACGCAAGATGATACAGCTGTAGGTTTACCAAGAACCAGACACAAGGAAGCTGAAATAGCTTTTAGTACACCAGAAGAACTAAAAAACATAAGACAACTATCTTTGTCAACTGCTAGAGTAGAAGATTCTGTTGATAGAGATGAGCTAAAAAATCTTGGTAAAAGGTCACTACAGGATAAAGTTATAACAGGTCAAAAGTTTGCTACTGGTGTTAAAGATAAAATAAACACATTTTACACAAGAATGGATACACTCAACCCTAGCTCTCCTACAGTTGCTAAAAGGGTTCAGGATGCCTATGCAGATTTGAGGAATCTTTTGAAAGACCTACAAGCTCTGGGTCAATTTACAGAACAATATGGTGCTAGAGGTACATACGACTCTTTGCTTGAAACTCTTTTTAAGGATACTGATAGAACGGTAGATAAACTTAAAAGATTTTTACCAGAGGGAGAGAAAAGACAAAACGTGCATGCACTTTCACAGGTGTTTGAACAAATGAAAGATAAACGATTCGTTTTAGATACAGGTAAATCTAACCTTAGAGGTGTATCAGACAAAAAATTAAACGAAATGATGAAAGATAATATGTTTATCAACAACCCACAGGAGATGCAAAGAACTAATTATGAAGACCTTAAACGCATGGTATTCCTACTCACAGACAAGCTCAATCGTGGTGGCTTGATGGCTAGACGCTAACGATTATCACCCGAACCACCAAGCACTCCTCTTGCTCTTCTGTCTTCTAACTTATCAAGATTGTCTTCCATTATCTTGCCAAGATTAGAACCCAACTCTTCCGCTAATACAGCCAGATACCAACACACATCGCCAAGCTCTTTGCCTATCTCCTTGCGCTTATCTGGTGTATCTCCCCCATCACGTATTAACTTCTTTACTTTGTTTGCAACTTCTCCTGCTTCACCAGTGAGACCCAGTGCAAGATATTGCACACCTAATTCTTTTGGAAATATAGCTGTCTTACACGCAGACTTCTGATATTCCGTAGCAGTTATCGTGCTAATATTTTTCCATTTCATAAACTGTTTAGCTTCCTTTTCTAAGTTGTTCATCTTTTTTTATCCTCGACAGGTTCTCAAAATACGCAGTATTAAAACCACGTTGCCACTCTTTGAGTTGCATATCTTCCTTGAAGCGAGGGCGAAACTCTGTAAACAGTTTTCTATTACCTAACTGTCTATACTTACCACCCTTCTTGAACGCTTCATATCCCCACCTAAATTGTATTTTAAGTGGGGCATCATACCTCTTGAACTTCCTATGCTGCATCCTTCTTCTCCTTGAATGCTTTTATAACATCAGACGAAAATAGTTTCTGTAAGTTTAGTAGATACATACGTGATGCATTGTGGTCTCCACCAGACACAGACTTCTTGTAATCTAAGTTCTCTATAATACGTCTAAGACTTCTTGTGTCAAACACCAGAGTGGCAAAGACTTCATCACCAATGCAGAGATTGTGAAACCAATAGTCTGACTCGGTGGCATTGATACCGCTAGGCTTGCCATAGCATTCGTATTCTATAGCAATGTTACCAGTTCTCTGCCACACATCTCGCTCACTCTTGACTTCAATCTTTTTGTCTTGCAACATATCAGCCACAAGCTTTTCTCTGACCTTGCCATACTGTAGGTCTATGTCAAACTTCTTTCTATTTTTTGGTGACGGTGCTGTCTTTGTCATTCGATGTCCCTTCATTTTGAGGTTGTTGTGGTGCTAGGTATTTAACAATCATATTTAGTTTACCATCATACTCTGCTATACTACCTAACTCTTTTTCAATAGACTCTTGAATGTCTTGGTGCTGACCTATACCTGTTGGACTTTGTAATAACACAGTAACATTTGCTAAGTGTTTATTTATTTGCCCTCTAAGATAGGATACGTGTGCATTTAAAAGTAACTCTTTCATTTTATCTCCTTTATGCGCTGATGTCAACTATTTCACACACACCTGCAGTGCATGCCAACTCACGACTACCTGATGTTGTATCTTCCTTTTCAAATTCAGACAGTGCTGTCCAATCAATACCCTTTGGCATCTTGTTTAACATCTCTTTGTACTCTACTTCAGTGCAATCTTGATATGGTGCTTGCTTGTAGGTATGCTCACTGAAAGGTAGAAAGCTTATGCCTGACACTTCATCAAAGTGTTCGTACACCCAAGCACCTACCTCTAACCACTCGTGTTCTTTTACAGAGATAGTTACAGATGGCTTGTGTTCACACCAATATGTCTGATACTTCAACCATATATTCAACTGTTCGATAGCTGACATGTCTTGTCTAAACACAGCGGTAGATGGTGCTTGCATAGGAAAGCTAAACACTGTGGTGCTTTGTGGCTTCATCACATCAGGCTCAGATGGTATACCTTGTGCTACCATGAACTGTGTAAGTGGGTCTTTGTTATCACCACGAACTGTGCGTATATAGTGTGGGTTGTGTCGAGCATGTATGCCACTCGCACTGTCAACTAATTGACTAACTGTACCACTAGGCTTGACTGTAGTTACAGCAGTGGACTGTGGTATACCTAACTTAGCAGATACTTTTCTGTTTGTTTCAACAGCAGTCTCACGTAGCTTTGTTAGCAACCCTTCTATATTATTACCTATCTTTGGACTCTTACCACTTAGCAACGCATTGTCCATAATGCCAGTAAGTGACACACCTAGTAGTCTTTCTTCTTCTGTATTATCTTTCCATATCTTACGTAGATATTTAAAATCGGTAAGAGTAGATTGATATGTACCTAATATGGTTGCTAGTTTTACTTTCTGTATCAGAGTTTCTTCTGTATCAGACTCACGCACTACAACTTCCGTAAGGTTACAGAACTGATAAGGACGTAGTATTATTTCACTACATGGGTTACAACCAAACTCTTGTTCTACATCTCGTCTGCCATTCTTAGATGCTTGCTTGATAGCTGACTGTCTATTAAAGATACCTCTCTCACCAGACTTGCTTTCGTAAAGAGCAAGCCACTCACGCATAAATGTGTCCATATCGGGCTTGAATCTGTAGGCTACACTATTATTAGCTAACGCACGTTGCCCTTCATTCTCCCACCACTGTCCAGACTTAGCGTGTCGCATCTGTGTATCTCCTAGATTAGACAGAGATATTAATGCTGACCTACGCACACCGCCTACTACAACGACTTCACCAATCTTACACATAATGTCATGACATTCTAGTGGATATAGCCTACGATTCTTAGCTTGCGTAAACTTTTCAATGCAGAACTCAAACAGTTCTTCCAAAGGTGCAGGACCACTGGCACGACCACCAAATGTTTTTAGTCTAGCACCTGCAGGTCTGACTTCTGACACATCCCATTGTGGTATCTGCCCTGCATATAGCATAGCAATAAGCTCACGTAATGCTCTTGCCCAACCCGGTCTGCTATCAGCAACTTTTATAACTGTGTCACTCTTCTCAAAGTGTTCGTTTACGATAGGTAATTTATCTACATTCTCTCTTTCTACAGAGAAGCCTACACCTGTGCCACACATTAACACATACATGGTTTCATCAAATGCTCGTGGGCTATCGACAGGTATGTAAGAACAGTTATACCCTGCTACGTGGCATCTATCTAATGCAGAACCTGCAGTCATCAATGCTCTCATGCTAGGCATCACACTCAATCCCATCATTGCATCTTCTAAGTCATGCTTTGTAGCCTGTGGGATAGTATGATTGTGTTTCTTTTTAAGATGATTAGACATATAGTCTATGTATCTTTCTACAGTTTCACTCCATGTCTCACGTCTTTGTTCGTCTTCTTTCCATCTTGCGTAACGTGATAACGCAATGAAGTTTTGGTAGTCGGTAGGTAATAAATTATTCATATCAATCTCTCAATGTTTTTATATTTTTAATTTCAGCACCCTGAACATCATAAAAATATTCACGAATGCCATCCTCAATTTCCTCTGATACTTTACCATCGGCAGGAATGGGGTACTCCTCTGGGTCTATATCTATAGCTATAAGCATTTTAACTAGCATTTAACTTTCCTTTGACATAATCAAAAAATCTATTTAAATACCATCGGGCTTTTCCAATGTCATCATCACCACCTTTTTCTGCTTCTCTTAGAATATACTTTATATTGTTACCTTTTATATATCCTCTGTACTCTTCTGGAGTGAGAAAGGCTTCTATAACGTCTATCACTTCTAGCTTACCTCTTTTGTAGTGAGGTGGGTGATTTATATAATCAATCTTTTTCTTCATTACGCTTCGCCCCATTCAAAAATTTCAAGTGTATTATATTACTATCTTTAGGTTTGTCA